CGAGGTTTTCGGTTGCAAAATTCATTAAACATACCACCAAGAGTAGGTCGGATTATGTTCGGATGCAGCGACTTTACGGTTGACTTGGATCAAGCTTACACGGGAGCCGCTTCCCAATGTACAATTCTTCGAGATGTTTTACGACCTCGATGAAGGGTATATTGATGCGGTAGCCAAGTTGAGATTGAACACTCTCATCAAAGTTGGCGCGGTACTCCCGAAAGGGTTCTCAGGGTCCTTCTCAGCGTGGGCGAAAGCCTGTGTTATGAAGGAATGGTATCACAGAAATAATACTGGGATTACCACTTGGCAAGAACTACTGGATAAATCCAGTGAGTACGAGTCAAGCCTGTAGAACTCTCTAAGAGGGGACGTTCTGGTTTGCACACCGAAGTGTGGACCAAAAAGTTGTAGGCCGGTCTGTATTGGCCTACTCACCTAAATGTAACTAGCACAGCGAGGTACACCCATGCGCAGAAACAGAGAACGGGGAGGATTCACATCTTCAGTGATTACAGGGTCTGCAAATATCCGTGAGAATCAGCATTCGCCAACTCACACGTGCAAAAGCAGAACCGAATCACGCTCAACGAATTATGCTTACCCACAAGGTGAGCACGAAACGATGAGTGATGTAGTCATCCCCAACTATGCGAAGCGCGTGGCTAAAGGTGAAGTTATTAATAATCCGATGAGCTCAATGAAGAGCAGTCGGAGTGTTGATAATGGTACCTGTTCGATATCCTTCGCGTATAAGGCTACAGATGATCCTGCGCATCGCCACTGCTCCGATTTTTATTGGGAGTCAGTAAGTAATTCGCCCATCTGCCTGAATGCCTTAGGCACCCCAGTCATGCACCTTCCAATTGATGGTGTAACCCGATCTATGATCGAGGAGGCTGGAACTGAGGCTTACGCTGCAATTGACTCCCCTACAGTTGATGGGACGGTCTTCATTGCAGAGTTACGCGAGACAATATCTTTCCTGAAAAATCCGTTACGCGAGTTTTGTGAACTCGTCACGGATGCACGGACTAAGAAACGCCGTGCGGAACGCTTGAGTGCCAACAGACGGAGAAATCCGTTTGGGCGTAAGAGCGGGGTCACAGTGAGCGAAGTGGGTCAAACCACCGAGCAATACCTCCGTGACCAATGGCTATCATGGCGATATGGATTTCGCCCGATTGTCAAAGATATTGAGGACGCCGCTGTGGCGGTCGCACAAATAGTACTGAACGAAAAGCCTACGCGCAAAGTAGCGCGCGGTTTCAGTTCGACCAGCACGTCGGTAGACGCTAGCGGAACCGCTCCCTTAGACTCTCGAGTCGACTGGGAACAGGTAACAACAGCTAATATCAACGTGCGTGCTGGAGTACTCTACGAGTTCCAACGTGATCCTCAGACACTTGGTCTGGAGATTACGCGAGCTCCTCTAGGAGTATGGGAAGCAATTCCCTTCTCGTTTGTGGTAGATCGTTTCCTCAATGTTGGGTCCTTTGTTGAGGCGATAACACCAAAAGCTGGCATTAGACACCTGGCAGCATGGACTACGGTCATTACTGAGACCGAATCTACGCGCACCTCTTGGGCCGCCCGTCAGGGCGACGTGAGTGGTCGTGTTGGTACGATTCTTAGTGATGGTCAAACGGTGGAGAAATATTCCACCACCACTAAAACCCGAACACCAGGCGTAAAGATTGGACTCGCCATGAAATCCTCCCCCTTCGGGGGTAAGGGAGATCTAGACGTATCCTTCATCACTGATCTGGTAGCACTCGGATCGCAATTGCTGCGGTCTAAGTAGCTTTGTTCATAACCAACCAACTAAAGGAGGGCCAAATGGCTCTTACTATTAACGCAAAGACGTACAATAACGACGTTCCACGCTCATCCGATATCATGCGATATACGGGCCCTGGGCATAACCTTTCAGCAAATGACTTCGTCGACTGCGGGCGAACTGCCCCCAAGAAAACGTCGGACTATGCTGGAAAAGGACGCGCGCGTTTTAAGCTTACGCGCAATGCGACCAATGGCACCCTCTCACTTGGCGACGCTATACTCGATCTGAGTATTTCGTTCCCGGTGGGGATGCAGTCATCGGAACAGGATGCCGTTATAAACGATGTGGCCGCTTGGCTGGCAACTGCGAGTGCGAAGTCTCTCTTCAAAGATCAGGATATCGTTCAGTAAATAGCCACCTGGCTATTCTGTAACGATCCTGTAACTTTGGGGGAGTGCACCCGTGGACACCAACTTAGTGGTCCGACTCGTCGCCATTGTTATTTGTATTGGCGGCGTTTTATTCGTTCCAAACGGAAAATGCGCGCTTCCAGTATGCGAAGCGCTTGTTGCATCCACCATTAACCGATAAGGAGGCTATATGCCTAACTATAAGCAGCGAGGCCCCAATTTGGGGCTCAGTTGTGACCCGGATACCCTCTATACGAGGGTTCTGGGGACTGCATTACAATCCTGCGACCTCCCTGATGGCAAATGGTTGTCTGGCACATTGCGTGCACGGCGATTTAATGACCTGTTAGGGTGGGCTGAGCGGCCGAGTCCACAGATGTATGACTCGGCAGATTCTTATTTTCTGGACGCTCAGTTCTCTGCATTGATTAGGAAGTACCCCTTTAGTACGGATATGGTCCCCGGGATTGATCCCGAGGCCACCGCTGTGAAGAAGTTTTTCGCGGCGGAACATTCGTGCAAGAGGCAAAACCAGCGGTATAGGGCTAAGCGGAAACGCTTCGACCCGCATGCGCAATTTTTCGCGTATGCCCGCGACTACATCCGTAAGGTGATCGGTGAAAAACCCGACTTACCTGAGGTGTTGTCACAATGCGAGTTCACAGAAGGTGCCTCGGTAGGCGTTCACGGTAATAAGACCAATACAATGCGTAAACTTTTCGCAGAGCGTTGGTCCGTGACACCTACGGCCCTCCCGTATGCCATGACGGCCCTATGGCTTAATGTCCACACACGACAAAGCATCCTGAAGGGTGCGATGAAGTGTTATGACCCTGAGGAATTTAGGGTCATCGTTAAGTCCAAGGTCGTTAGGGTGGGTAGTAATAAAATTTCCTTTGTACCTAAGACAGCCAAGACACATCGGTCAATAGCTGTCGAACCCTTACTTAATGGGTATGTGCAGAGTGGTGTTGACAAGTACCTAAAGCAGAAATTGCTAAGGGTAGGCATCAACTTAACTGACCAACGTGTGAATCAACTCCTCGCAAGGAGCGGGTCCATGATGGCTAGTAATCCATTCTGTACGATAGATCTTTCTGCTGCTTCGGATAGCCTTGCTACCGGTGTTGTCGAAGATCTAATCCCACCTGACTGGTTCGAATTCCTATCGGATATTCGGTCGCCAGGATACTCGCTTAACGGCCAAACCTACCGGTTTGAGAAGTTTTGCAGTATGGGTAATGGGTTCTGCTTCCCTTTACAGACGCTCATCTTTGCAAGCGTTTGTCACGCTGCGAGCCGCGTTGTTGATCAAACCTCCTTCGCTGAAGCGATGAAAACGTTCTCCGTTTACGGAGATGATATCATCGTAAAGCAGAATGTCGCGCTATATGTTATTGAAATGTTGCGCGAGATTGGCTTCAAAACCAATAGAGATAAGACCTTCATTTGCGGTCCGTTTCGTGAGTCATGCGGAAGCGATTGGTACGACGGTCAGGACGTCCGTCCTGTACATTTAGACGAACCGTTTACGGATCTCCGTAGCGTATTCGCCTTTCACAACTCCACTTACAAGAACCGAAGGTCCGAGAACTTCTTCACAGAAGTTCGCGAGTTCCTGCGTTCCTCAGCCGGCGGCCGCTACATGCGGCCAGGCAGAGAACCAGGAGACACGTGTTATAGTGTCCCTTTAGATCTTGCGATGGGTTCCACAGGTTGTACGTGGAACCGAGAGGCTCAAACTTGGCAGTGGCTGGAAGTTTTATCTTTACCAGTCGCTGACTCGATGGAGCACCTCAGTAGTGTAGAGCGTTCCGATGCTCTAATGTATGCGGCGCTTAGGGGGGCAACCCCCGATGCACCGTACACCGTCCGGTATACATCCCGAGTAGCGGTATCACTCGTTTGCCGTCCGTGGAAGGAAGGCTATGAGTGGTCCCCTGCTTCGCACTATGTCGAAACAGTGTGGGATGCCCGAAGGGCTATAAGGAACTTACAAAGTTTTTTATAGTTTCGATCAATCCAGTTCGCCAAAAAGCTAACTGAGGAGACG